TCTTTCTCTTTGGAATCGACCAGGCGTTGTTTTGCCTCGACGACTCGTGTTGCTTCTTCCAGTTGCTGATTTTTGTGAGCAACTACACGGCTGAGTTTTCGAATTTCAGCATTCTCGTTGAGATATGTTGAACCAAACTCTGCAGCATACGCTTCAAAAATACGACGTCCAAAATTGTTCTCGCGAGCAACCTTGATGTCTTCGTGCAACTGACTCATTTCAGCTTTAAGATGCCCAGCAACAGCGCGGCTCATTTTGGCAGCAGATTCTGTAACGAATCTAGCCTTGAGAGCTTCCAATTTACCACGGGCTTCACGAACCAGACGCACTTTTGTCTCTACGACATCACGCTTGTCTTGTTGGAATTCCATGATTTCTTGGGCCAGTGCTTCAACAACAAAGCGTTCCAATTTCTGGAAACCTTCGGTGTGAACACGGCGGTCTTTGCGCAGTTCGCCAATTTCTTCAGCCAATTTGGAAACCATAAAGTCGTTGAACTTTACAGAACTTTCTTTCATTTTGGCTTGGAACTTGACACGATCTTCGGCTAGTTGTTGCTTTTCAGCAGCAATGCCTTGGATCTCTTGTGCAAGACCTTCTGTTACCATGCGATCTAGGGCTTCAACCATTACTGTCTTGTCATGCTCGTAGCGTTGTGCAAACTCTTCGCGGAGTTCTGCACGTAACTGTTCGCGAGCTTCTGTGAGTTTAGATTCCCAAGCTTCGTTGAGTTCTTGTCCCACGTCCTCGTTAATGAGTCCGCTATCTAGCAGTGGTTTAATAGCATCAAACATCTATTTCTCCTAGATTTTGAGATCTTTGATAAGGCGTTTTAATTCCTCTTTCAAAAATCTCTGTACCTTGTTGTCCGACCCAGCTTCGCGTGACATTTCTAGCAGGCGATGCCCGTGGCGCATATTCAACAAGCCTTCGTAGATGGCTTTTGGATAAGCATTAGGCGCTGATGGTTGGGCAACCACATCCACAGTGACTATTTCAAAGTCACTGACATGTCCGTTCGCTTCGTTAACGTTACCGCTACCTCGGCTCGAAACTCCCAATTTCACACCGCTTTCCAGCAGTGTGCGGACGAGATTTCCCATGGGTGTTGGCAATATTTTCATTTTGCCAAAACCGTTGGGCCCGTCCATCCACATTTCTATCATGTTGATACAAACGCGGTCCAAGTTAATTTTTAAATCATCTGGGTGATCCAGTTCGCCTAGAACTGAACTGCCAGCCTTGATCTGTTCCATAAGGGTACCAACAGCTCGCTCAATTTCGCTCACTGGGTACACACGCTCATTGGCGTTTTTGACACCACCTTGAATGCAAATACCTTTCATGTAAAGATCCTTGCCTTCGGCGCCTTCCACAACCATGCGGGCAGCGTCGAAAGTCAAGTTTTCTCTAAGGTAAAGAGCCATTTACCTGGTTCCTTAGTTGGTTACAGATTTAGTATTGACACCTGCGGCCTGAGCCAGGTGTGGCTTGGGAGCAGGTTTTACGTTGGGCTGTGTTGTACTGCCCATGTCTTTGGCTGTAGGAGCAGGACGTCCGTTGCCGCCGTCGCCGCCTGCGCGAACTGGCTTGGCAGCCATGCCCTTAGCACCGCTGTTAGCAGCTACTGGGCTTTTTGTATTGGCACCGTTGTCGCCGTGTGTTGGCTTTGATACAGCCTTCAAACTGACGTTTTCGTACATGCCTTCTGTTTCGAGTTCGTCGTCAACAACTTCTTCGCTGTCCATGTCGGGAGTGTCAAATTCATCGCTGACTTCAACGTCCATTTCTTCGTCACCGCCCATGTCATCACCGCCCATGAGAGATTCAAATTCAGCCATGAGTTCGTCCAGTTTGTCTTCCAGATCAACCACACGATCTTCTAATTCTTCGTCGCCACCCATGTCATCGTGGTGGTCTTCGCTGTCCATGTCGTCATCGCCTTCCATGGAAATGCCTTCTTCTTCTACTTCGATATCGTCAATCAGGTCGCCGGCTTGATCGCCGCCCATGCCTTCTTCAACTTCCTCAACTTCTTCGTCGAGTTCTTCGTCCATGTCTTCTTCAATTTGTTCTTCTTCTTCCTGCATCATTTCTTCGTAGATGGCACGACTTTTTTCAACTACGATGTCGTGAAACAGTTCACGTGCTTTGGCTTCGTCGTCATTGATTACGTATTCAATGAGTTGTTCAAACTTATTCATGAGGACCTCCGATGTAATGGCTCTGTTGTATATTTACACCAAAAGGCATAAACATACCAGATAACAGGTATATTTTATGCCTTTTTATAATGTTTCTTAGTATTTTAAAAAATTGCTAGACCATGGGCTGTGCCGGAGGCGCATACTGCTGTTTGACTTTTTTTAATTTTTCTTTGAATTCGTACGACCTAACGTCGTTCATTCTACGCAGCTTGTTGATTTGACGCAGAGTCAGCTTGGTCTTGCGCAATGCACCCAGACTGGGCTGAGTGTTGTCTTGTGCTACGTCTTGGTAAGCTTCAGGCGAGCGTTGATATAATTCTGTCAGTATCATAATGATATTTAGCCCGGAGCTGGAGTTGTTGCACCGGGAGCCACTGCTGCTCCTGGCTGACTTCCTGGTGCAGGAGCACCACCAGTTGCTTCTGATCCTGGAGCACCCATGGTATTCATTTCTTCACCGGTGGTAATATCAGCCTCGAAGTCAGCTGGGGTCACTCCAACACCACGCAGATCCTGACCACTAGTGGGTGGCAACTCAGCATCTGTTCTTTCTTCATTCCATAACGTTTCGTTTTCCTGAATTTCTTCTTCGGTTAACCCTAAGTAACGTTTGAGCAAGAAACGCTTGCTCATATAAGGAATTTGCTCTAGAGCTTGGAACGTAGAAACACGGGTGGTGTCCAGTTCTGCTTCTCTATAGCTGGCAAAGTTCTGCGGTGGATTAAATGCAATGCTAAACAGACTGCTGTCTATGTTAAAGCCTCTCCAGCGCATAAACATCTTGAATTCGTCATCTAGTTTGTTGATGATTAGTCGTTGTAAACGTTCGCAATACTGATTAAAACGATACTCTTGAATTAATGCAGTTCCTACTCGTCCGTCATTCATAGGGCGATCTGAATCGTCAGGCCCAGTTGGCAAATAACTACTGGGCACACGCAAACCACGGCACATCTTGTTGTTGAAATACTTTAAGTCATCAATCTCGCCTAGATTACTACCGCCTGGCAAGGTTTCAACACTGCTACCTCGGCCATCTGCAGTTTGTGGAAAGTAATAGTCTTCGTTGATGCTGAGTGGATTATAGCTGCTGTCCATAATGTTTTGACCGCTGCTGCCACCGGTGTGACTGGGAATTCTGCGCTGATGTATTTCGTTTTTGACACGTTCCACAAAGGCCATAGCCATGTGACTGGGCATGTTGCCTACGTCAATTTTAAAAATTCTACGTTCAGGTGCACGACTCACACGATAAATCAACACTGCATCTTCCAGCAGTTCTTTCTGCTTGAACACTCGGTAAATTGTTTCCAACACACTCATACTAAACGGCCAGTAAAAGTCTAAACCTTCGCTTAGTCCTAGATGAATCACGTGTTTAGCATCTACTACAGTTTCGTTCATGGCTGCTGAAAATCTACTGCCGCCGCTGCCTTGGCCGCCAGCACCGGCGTTGGGTGCTGTATAGTTGAAAGGTGCTACATACGCACCCGACGGTGGTGTAGATTGAAAATCAGTGGTAGTTTTTACAGCAATGCTTAAATTTTGAAAGTTGGGATTGATGTCACGAATCACATACTGCTCAGGCTGTTTGCCTTCGCTTTCGTTTACGATCACTCGAGCAACTTTGGTCATGTCAACCCAGTACATTTCAAATGTTTCAGGATCACGCACAAACACTTGATCTCCGTACTTGAGTGTGTTGCGGAAAATACGAAACAGGCGTTGATCCAGTTTATTCAACTTGACCCATTGCTGCAATTGTTTTTTAATAATTTCAATTTCGTGGGCTGTGGGCTTGTCAGAATAGTTTACTTGAAACGGTACTGCTTCGCCGTTGGTGGTTTGAGTACAAAACTCTGCCAAAATGTCCAGACAAGCATTGATTTCACTGTCACTGTCCATGTTTTCGTATTGATTATAACGTTCGATACGATTTGGGTGACCAGAATACACTTCGGGCAAACGACTTGCATAGTTGCGATAAACCACATCAGCATGGCCGCGCAAGGGATCACGTCCATCTTGACGCCCGTATCCAGGCAAGCCATCAGAACCTTTGCCGCTGAGAGGACTGAGTTCTCCGCCTACGTTGGCTACTTTGAAGTACTTGCGCCAGCCGCCTTTACTGTTTTTTTGCGAGTCTGCCATTTATTAATCCGTAATTTACAATTATATACTTATTCATTACGCAGTACTAACTTGAATTAGTTTGTTGATAGCTGTGGTTTGATCGCGTTGTGCAGCCAATATTTCTCCCAACAAGGTTGGCACTGCAGGATCATTGGTGCCACCGGCACCTCCCAGTTTATCTACCAATTGTGTTGTGAGATTTTCCATGCCTGACGTAATAGCTGTTTGTGTTGCTGCTGTTTGTGCTTCCATAGCCTGTGTGATAGCCGAGATATCAGATCCAATTGCGCCAGGAGCTCCACCGGCCGTGATTCCAGCTTGTCCTGTAGTTGATCCTCCCAGACCCAACATGCCGCCCAACATGCCCATCAATCCACCTGTACCTGCACCTGCACCTGCGCTACCTTCGGGTAATCCCAGGGCTGATCTCAAGGAACCTGTGGTTCTAGGACCAGATTGTGCACCTGCAACCATTGGTGCGCCTGGGGCTGCCCCCGGAACACCGTTACCGGCTGGCATGCCCAACATGGCCATTACATCTTTTTCTTCGCTTACAAATCTATTTTTAACACTTTTTTGTACTTCGGCGGTGCTGCCGCCAAATCTGGTGCCACGTTCTGCATAAGTTGCCTTGATGAGGTCTTCGTCACTCATGCCTTTTTTGTAGACTTTGTTCATGATGCCAGCAGCACCGCCACCGCCGTGCTGCACACTGGTGCTAAACATCATTTCTTTAAGGGCTTTGTTGCCTTCAATTCTCTTTCTGAGGTCATTGTCTTTGAGACCAGCCATTGCTGGATCAAAACTTTTTTGTTTAATAAACTGAGATTCTAGATCACCTAGTTCGCCGCTGGCAGCCATTTGTTTCCAAACGTCCACTGATTTACCACTGGTTCCGCCTGTATCGGATTCTGCGCCTGCATCTCGTAATTTCTTAGCAACATCGCCGCGACCTGACTGTTCTGCAAACTTGAGAAAGTCTTTCATGGCACCCACTTTGGATGCTATTTGATA